TGTCGGGAGTGGCAACTCGACTTCTTGCGTGCGCGTCAACTACAACGGGAGCTCCAACAACTGGTACGCCAGCAACGAGCTTTACGTCCCGGTCTGCTTCGTAATTCAGTAAATCATAAATCCCGCCGCCTTTGTGCGGCGGCATAAGGAGGAGAAACCACATGCAAGAAGAACAGAAAGAAACCGCAGCGGGCTCCCCGGTTGCCTCATTCCAGACGCGGCGGGACAAACCGATCGAGGTAATGAGCCTGCAGGAGAAATTCATCGAACTGCGGCGCCAGATCCCGAGAATTGAAAAGGGCCAGCACAGCGAGGAGGTTCCCTATAAGTTTGCAAAGATTGACGACGTCTGGCGAGCTATCACTCCCACGATGAATGAGCTCGGCGTCAACTTCGACATTATTCAGGAGGAAAACGCTCAGATTAAAACCATGAACACGCAGCACGGCGGCCTCATGTTCCTTTATGAGTCCGATCTGACAATGCGCTGGACCAATGCAGACAACGAGGACGACACCGACGAGGCCCAGACTCATGCAATCGCATGGAACGACGATCCGGCCAAAGCTAAAGGCAGCGCGTGGACCTATGCAATAAAATATTATCTTTTTGAAAAATTCAGCATTGACATGGGCGAGACCGATCCAGACATGAAAGGCAAGCCAAGCGCTCAAACAGCCTCACAGCCGGTCAGAAATGCCGCAGGCAACCAACAGAGCCAACCGAACAATAAAACCGCTCAGAGCGGCCAGAATGGAGCCGAGAAGAAGCTCACAGCGGCCCAGCTTGACAGAATGTACCGGAAAGCTCAGGACGCCGGGCTCTCCAAAGAGCAGACAGACGGCAGGATCAATTATTTATACAGCAAGAAACCAGCCGACATGACTCGGGCAGAGTATGACGACATTTGCAAGCGCATGGACGACACAGCCAGAGAGCTGAGGAATGGAGGAAATAGACAGTGAACAAAGTCGTTTTAATGGGGAGGCTCACCAGAGATCCCGAAGTACGATACACGCAAGGCAATGAGCCTATGGCGATAGCCCGCTACACTCTCGCCGTGGACCGCAGAGGCAGAAAAGACGGAGGCGAAGCAACTGCCGACTTTATCCAGTGCGTTGCCTTTAGAAATAACGCCGAATTTGCTGAGAAATACCTGAGACAAGGCACAAAGATTGCAATAACCGGCAGGATCCAGACGGGAAGCTACACCGACCGTGAGGGCCGCAAGGTATACACTACCGAGGTTGTTGTTGAGGAGGCCGAGTTTGCAGAAAGTAAGAACAAAAACAGCAACCAGCAGAAGCCTCCAACCGGTCCTGCAAGCGGCGACGGTTTTATGAATATACCGGAGGACGCAGACGATCAGCTCCCCTTTAATTGATTTTTGTCCTACCGGTCAACCGGTGGACGACCACCGGACGACCGACAAACGACCAAAACAGAAAGACGCGCCAAGAAAAAGGACGACCAAAAAAGGAAGGAGGAAACGCCGTGGCATGGTTGAAAATTTATCAATCAATTAGACAGCATAGAAAAATTTTAGACGCAGCCGACGCTCTCGAAATAGCTCCACCCTACATGATCGGGCTCCTGACTTCGTTCTGGCTCTGGGCTCTCGATAATGCCCCGGACGGCAACGTCTCGGAGATAAGCGCGCGAAATATAGCCCGCGCAGCACAGTGGGACGGAGACGCCGACGAACTGCTGCAAGCCTTTATTTCTGCGGGTTTGCTGGATCAGGGCGACGAGGATCCTGCTACTCTCACGATCCACGACTGGGAGGAATATGCAGGCACTCTGATCCAGCAGCGTGAAGCCGAAAAGGAACGTTCCAGACGCCGCCGAGCGGCTGCTAAAAAGACCGAAGGACGACCGCCGGACGACCAACAAGCAACCGCTGGCAGAGTAGACAAGACTAGAGTAGATAAGACTAGAGATATAAAGGATCCTTTAAGTGCTCCTCTAGAGCACGAAGCAGCGGCACCTGCTAAATCAGATCCGACTCCGTATGTGAAAATCATGCAGTTATACAACGAGATTTGCGTCAGCTTCTCAAAGATCCAGAAGATTGACGGAGCCAGACGCAAGGCGGTGGCCGCAAGATTTAAGACCTACCCGAATATTGAGACATTCGAGACACTATTCAGAAAAACCGAGGCAAGCAGCTTTATGAAAGGCGAAAACGATCGCAACTGGCGGGCTGACTTCGACTGGATAATGAAACCGACAAACATGTGCAAAGTGCTGGAAGGCAAATATGACGACAAAGGAGGCCCGGACAATGGCAACGAACCACCAAGCGGATCCCGCTACAAGCTCACCGGCTTCACAGCAGCCGAGTGACGGCTGGTTTTACAGCAACGAGGAAAGAGACTGGACGGAACCACCACCGGAGCCGGTACCGTGTGAATATTGCGGAAAGCTCCGGTATCACAGAGGCAAAGAACTCAGCAACATGGGCGACCGGATCTTCTGGATCCCCACCGCTATTCCTTGCAACTGCCCGGGAGCAGTCGAGGCTAGAGAAAAGGAACAACTCGAACGGGAGCAGGAAGAAAAACGGAAAGCCGAGGACGAAATCAGACGCCGGGTGTCGCGTCTCAGATGTGACTCAGGAATGAGGGGCCGCTTTTTAGAGCGAACCTTCAGCAACTACCTCACCCCAGACGAGAGAACGGCCAAAGCGAAAGAAACGGCCATGCGATACGCCCAGAATTTTGACAATATGGGCCAGAAGAAAAACGGACTTTTTATACTGGGCGACATAGGCGTCGGAAAGACTCACCTCGCTGCTGCTATCGCCAACGACCTAATCCAGAGAGGTCGGCCGGTTATTTGCATGACAATGATCGACATGCTGGCAAGGATCAAGGCTACATACGACAAGCGCGAAATCTCAGAGGGCGAGATCCTGAGAGTTTACGAAACGGTCCCGCTCCTCATTATCGACGATATGGGGAAAGAGCCGCCGACAGACTGGGGCGTCTCGAAGATCTACACGATCATAAACGCCCGCTACGAAGGCTACAAGCCAACGATTGTAACAAGTAACTACACAGACACCGAGCTGGAGAAACGCCTCACTCCTCAGAATGGGGACGACATGACAGCGAGGGCCACTGTGGACCGACTGCGAGAAATGTGCGAGGCTCTCGTCATGGAGGGCCAGAGCTGGCGCAGCAGATAAGGAGGCAGACAATGAGTGCAACAAACAGAGGAAGCACCAGAAAGCCGCACGACTTCTACCCTACACCGATCCCGACGATCGAGACATTTCTCGACGTTTTCCCTCTGAGGGGGGGGATCGAGGTGCTGGAACCGGGAGCAGGTAGCGGCAACATAATCAAGACACTACAAAAATACGGCAATTTTTCGATCGACGCGGTGGAGATCAGACCAGAGGAGGCACAACACCTGCAGGATCTCGGCGTCAATGTGATTATTGACGACTTCCTGAGCATGGACCTCGGGAAAAAATACGATCTTATCATCGGCAACCCGCCATTTAATCAGGCGATCGAATTTGTTGAGAAATGTCTCGGGCTACTTAAACCGGGCGGCAGGCTCATTTTCCTGCTCCGCACCGCGTTCATGGAAAGCGACCAGCGTTTTGAGTTCTGGCAGCAGGAAGATCACCGGCTCGCCGGACTCTACACCCTACATAAGCGCCCGAGCTTTACCGGACACGGAACGGACGCCACGAGTTACTCGTGGTTCGTATGGCAGCCCGGCAGCAGTCGCCAGACAATAAAAATTATTTAAGGGAGGGCACTGAATGAAATTAGCCTATATTTGCTCACCGTGCCGCGGTGACTATGAGAAAAACATCATCAAGGCGCAGGAATACTGCCGCGAGGCAATGAATGACGGCCTGCTGCCGCTCGCCCCACATGTGTATTTTACGCAGTTTGTGGACGACTCCAACCCAGAAGAAAGAAAGCTCGGCCTGCGTTGCGGGCTCCAGCTCCTCAGATATTGCCAACTTATCAGAGTTTACGGCTGCGAGGTATCTGCTGGAATGTATGACGAGATCCAGCTCGCTGGAGTGCTCGACATTGAGATCCAAGTTTTCGGCCCGCCGGAATTTATCGAGAACGTGTTGGAAATCTACAATCATGCAGCAGTAACACAGCGCAGACCTCTGAGAAAACTCGCCGCCTCTGCCGCTGCTGCATACGCCGATCAGCCTGCTGCCGCTCCACTACTTGCGGAGGCTGACAAGAGTCTCAGAGAGGTTACTGCGGTTCATATCAACATAGATCCGACGGAGGCCTCAGAACTCGGCGAAATGATTGCGAACAGCCTGAGAAATGGCAGCTCAATGTTGAGAGGGGGTGCGTGATATGAGTAACGGACGAAATTCAGAGGGCTACCAGGATCCTACACCATGCGAAGCCGAGAGAAATATCGAGTATGAGCGCCGGCAGCAGGGCCGCCGTGCTAAATACGCCGGGGAACGCTTCGAGAATATGATCTCCGCAGCGTGCAACTACTACCGCTCCCAGAATATTGCGGACATTGAGAAAACGCCGGAGCCTATGCGACCTCTGAAACCATACGGAGATCGCAGACGCGGCCAATATGTCGCGGTTTTCACCAAGAAAGCCCAGAACGACTACAAGGGAATACTCAACGGCGGCCGGTGCATTGCCTTCGAGGCCAAACATACAGACGCCGACAAGATCGAAGCCTCTGCCGTGAGCGATCGGCAGGCTGAACTGCTGGAGAACTACGAGAAAATGGGCGCGAGCTGCTTCGTGCTCGTGAGCTTTAAGTTTGAGCAGTTCTACCGCATACCGTGGAGCGTCTGGCGAGATATGAAGGACATATACGGCCACAAGCACTTGAAACGCAGCGAGATCCAAGACTATGAGATCGGCCTCAATCATCTGGGCACGCTGGAATTTTTGAAAAAGACAAAGGGAGGAACGCACAATGCTGACACGCGCGCTTAATGATTTGAAAAACCCAAAGAGCAAAACCGGATCGCTCCAGATTATTGCAACATTCACCGGGGCAACCGGATCAATGGGATTTATCACCGGCCAGCGCTACGAACTGATCGTGAGATATATCCGCAGCCGTGGACGCTTCGAGGTAAAAACCAGAGACGGCCAGCTCTTTTGCCCTTATCAGAGCACGGAGGCCTTCGCGAAGAATTGGAGCGCCTCAGCTATCCAGAAAGGAGCCTAGATGATCGAGAAATACACCAGACTATCTTCGAGAATGTTCACGGCAACGGTGGTCGGAAAGGATAAGAACGGGAGAAAAATCACAGAAGGCAGGGAAACGTACAAAACGCCCAGCGGAGTATATGAGATCAAGGACTGGGCTCGGCTCGTTGAAAAAGCAGCCGACGGCCTGCTCCCGCTGCTGGAGCAAATAAAACGGCATGTGAAAGAATACGCATGGATGAAAAACGCCAGCGACATAAATGTGCTGATTTTAGCGGCTGAGTGTCTGACCGGGCACGCCTATGAGCACTGGGAAGGCTTTGTTATTCCAATGAATACGCAAGCAGACGAAACGGGACAACTAACATTTTGCTTTTAGAAAGGAGCCTAAATGAAAGCAATAACAATATGGCAGCCGTGGGCCGAATTTATAGCCGCCGGCGTAAAACATAACGAGACAAGAAGCTGGGCCACAAAATACAGAGGGCCGATTGCGATCCATGCAGCAGTCAAACCAATACGCCAAGTCGTACCGCTTCTGTCAGAGAAAGCCTTCGGACTCATGGTTGAGAAGCTGGAAAAAGCAAGCATGGCAAACGGTGAGCTCCTGACATATTTCAATTACGGAGAAGTAATTGCAACGGCTGAGCTTGTGGCGTGCCACCTCATAACAGAAGAATATCTCTCTACTCTACTGGACACCGAAAAGGCTCTCGGAGATTATTCTCTCGGCCGTTACGCATGGGAGCTGAGAAACGTCAAAGAACTGCCGGAGCCCATAAAAGCAAAAGGCCAGCAGGGGCTCTGGAACTGGGAGGCATAACATGAACATAACAATAAAACCGTGGAAACCCGGAGACGGCGGGCTTATATGCCTTCCGCTCCGCTCCAATATACCAGACGCAAGCAAGCACCCAGACTGGCGCCTCATCACATGCCCGAGCTGCGGCCGGGAGTGCTGGGAGCCAGAGCTTGCGCGTCAAGTAAAGGCAGCGGGAGCCGCTGGAGTTTGTACCGAGTGCGCTCTCAGAGCCGCAAACACACCGGGAGGAGGTGAAAAGAAGAAATGACCGCAGCAGAAATCACGCTCGGCGCCGTCGTGTGTGCATTATGGACCGTTTTCCTGATTTTGTCAGCAATCGGAACCGTAGTAACCCACAAAGACGCCAAAAAGAAAGCCGCAGAGCTCCACATGGTAGCTTATGCGACCTATCAGCTCAGCCTTCGCATTGACGAGCTGAACAATTCCAAGACCAAGAAGGAGGATCCAGAAAATGAAGAAAACAAGCGTACAGAGTAACATCAACCTCGAAACTCTCGCCGGCGGTGCTTTTGCTGAAAAGCTCAACGAGGCACTCATGCAGGTGGCCGAGAACATTCAGAACCCGAACACAGAGGCAACCACCAAGAGACAGATCCAGATCACGCTCAAATTTGCACCGAACAAAACGAGACAGCTCGTAAGCACCCAGATCGCTGTCACGACCAAGCTCGCAGCAACCGAAGCAATCGACACTCAAATGATTATGGGCATAAATATGAGAACCGGCCAGATCGAGATCGCAGAATATGACGGCCAGATCCGCGGCCAAATGTCATTTAACGATCTGCAGGCTCAGGAACAGCCAGCAGAACCGGCTCAGGCTACCACTCCCGCTGCTAATGAGACACAGCCGGCAGCAGGCGCCGAAGAACAGCAGCCAGCACCTACCGGCAAGCCTCTGGACCTGAAAAACAGAAATAAAAAGCCAGCAGAGGTTCCGACCGATCAGGAGCAGGAAAAGGCAGAGGCGGCAGCAGGCGAACTCGTACCGGGCAGAGACTTCGATCCTGAGACGGGCGAGGTATTTGAGAACGGTCGCCCACCGGTCGACCAACCAACAACCACAGAACAGCCGAAAAGCAACCAGCACAAAGTCATTACAATGGGCCCAAAGGCCGTAAACGCATAAGGAGGACGAAACAATGGAAGGAATAAAGGAAGCTATCGCATATATCACCGGACTGGCAGTAAAAGCCGAGGATCCGAAAACGGTCGAGATTAACGGCAAGACATACTGCACGAAGGATCTCGTAAGATATGACGCACCGGAAAAGGCGGCGCCTATCTCCGCAACCACTCTCACCTCACTGGTGGACTACATCAAAGAAAACCGCGAAGAATTGCGCGATCGTATGATTATTCAGGTAGTGAACGAAACAAAGGTGCTTTTATACTCTGGCCTGCTTGCTGAGCGCGACCGTGAGACGCTTTTCGAGGTCAATGCCCTGCTGCCTCGTTTTGAATATGGCAGAGAATACGATCAGGAGAGCTTTCTCATTTCTATGCAGTCATGCTTCAAGGAAAGCGACGACCGCGAAGCTGTCACCATGCTGGCAAGCAATATCGTGAACACTCAGGAGGCTACCTTCTCAGACAACGGCACAACCCAGCAGGCAGTTATGAAAACCGGAATAACCACGAAGGACAACGTACTCGTGCCGAACCCGGTAAACCTGATCCCGTACCGCACATTTTTGGAAGTTGAGCAGCCGGCCAGCGACTTTGTTTTCAGAGTAAGCGAAGGCAGAGGCGGCGCTCCGGTATTCAAGCTCGTGGCTGCTGACGGTGGCGTCTGGAAGTCTCAGGCGGTGGCAAATGTCAAGGCGTACCTCACGGAAGCACTCAAAGACATACCGGACAGAGACAAGATCACAATCATTGCATAATGTCACCGACATAAATGTCGGAATCATCAAGGGAGGGCCCTGCTGCCCTCCCGCATATTGCAGGAGGTTATTCATGGAATTATTAAAAAGCCCATTCTTAAACGATCCGAGCAGCCTCGTGGCTCAGGCTTTTGCTGAAATTTACCCGGGCACGGAATACGAGGCCATACTGGTTGATAAAATCACCACAGAGGACGGCACAGAAATGGTCGGTTGTACCACATTTCCGGACGACGGCACTCTCCCGCTCATAGAGGTGGCCGGACATATCCTGGCAGAGGCAGTCCCGGAGATACTGGCGCACGAGCTGGCTCATATCGTAACCGTAGGCGACGAACACGGGCCGGAATGGAAAAAAGCCTTCGAGGCTATTTACAGCAAATACAACGAGCTCGCGATCGCTCGTTTTGGAGCTCAGGAACCAGAAGAAAACCAGAAGGGAGGCGATTAAGTGGCGAAATCAAAGAAAACGCTCGAAATCACCCAGACAAAGACGAAGGCCAACCGTCAGGAGATACAGATCAACGACATGGACTTCACAACCAGCGCTGAGCCGAAAGCGTTCGCAGACGGCCGGCCGGTTTTTTGCGCACATGACAAAATTGTGCCGATAAAGGAACTCAGAGAAAACCCTCTAAACCCGAATAAGCACCCGGACGATCAGATCAGAGCCCTCGCTGCTATCATCAAGGCAACCGGCTGGAGGCAGCCGATCACCGTGAGCACCCGATCGGGCCTGATCGTAAAGGGCCACGGCAGACTCGCGGCGGCAAAGTATGGAAAATTCAAAGAGGCTCCAGTCGACTATCAGAACTATGCCAGCGAGGAGGAGGAACTGGCCGACCTCATGGCAGACAACCGGATCGCGGAGCTTGCGGAAATCGACAGCGTGAAACTGGCCGAGGCTTTTGAGGCGGTAGACACCGGGGCGATCCCGTTTGAAATGACCGGCTACGAGGAGTCGTTCTATCAGGAACTTGCGACAGCTCTATGCGAAGCGGACCACGACAAGGAGGAAGCAGACGACGACACCGTACTCCCACCGCCGGAGGAACCAGTCAGCAAGCTGGGGGACGTGTGGATCCTCGGGCGCCATAGACTCATGTGCGGAAACTCCACCAACACAAAGGACCGTGAGGAGCTACTGGCGGGAGCAGAACCGGAGCTCATGCTCACAGATCCACCGTATTGCAGCGGCGGTCACCAAGAGAGCGGAAAGTCTACCGGAAGTATCGGAACCGTAAGAAAAGGCCAGACAGACGCGCCGAAGATTGCAAACGACATACTCAGCACCCGCGGTTATATTAAATTATTGACCGCAGCCTTCGAGGGTATCACTCCTCTATTTGCTTATGTGTTCACCGACTGGCGCATGTGGATCTATTTGTATGACATAATCGAGAAATCGGGCTTCGGAGTCCGTTCGATGATCGTATGGGATAAAGAGACACCCGGCATGGGTGTCGGCTGGAGAAGCCAGCACGAGCTCTGTCTGTTCGGCAGCAGAGGCAAGGCGAAATTTGACGGCCACAAAGGCTACGGCAATGTTTTGAGGTGCAGCAGGTCCGGGAATGAGTTACACCCGACACAGAAGCCCGTCGAGCTTATGGAAATGATACTCGACAACATGGATTTTGTAAAAACGGTTTACGATCCGTTCGGAGGCAGCGGGACCACTCTCGCGGCAGCAGAAAAGACCGGCCACACCGCCTATCTCATGGAATTAACGCCGGGCTATACCGACGTAATTGTAAAGCGGTATTTCAGGATCACCGGCAACAAGGACCAGATCCAGCTCATAAGAGACGGAGCCCCGGCAGATCCGGCAGTATACGCCGAGATTTTCGACGATGTAGGCATAAGCTCAGAATACAAGGAAGGAGAATATGAATAAATGGCAAAACAGAAAAAACCAAGCATACCGCCAGAGATCAAAAGCTACATAGACGAGGTGGCGAAAAAAACCGCGGCAGCAGTCTCAGACGCATACAAGCCGTTGCAGCAGCCGCAGAACGCAAAGGCAGCGTTTAAAAACACCGAGGCTCGTCTCTATGCCCTCCCGGTGCTGAAGGTCAAGATTAAGGACGACGAGGAAAAGATCGAGGAGCTGAGAACCTACGGAACCCCAGCGAGAAGCAAGTCGATCACCAGATTTTCAAAGAGTAGCACCCGCATGGATCCAGAGGAGGCTCTCGAGACCATTATCAAAGACAAGCAGGCCTGCATTGAGTCGGATCAGCACGAAGTCGATGTTCTCGAGGAGGCTCTCGAAATCATCAAACCAGATCCGTATTATGAGTCAGTAAGCGGCCGCTACTTCGAGGGACTTGACAACGAGGCCATTGCTGAGTCACTGGGCTGCGACGCGACAACCGTCTGGAGGAACCGCCAGCGCCTTATTAAGAGCCTCTCCGTCCGTTTATATGGCACGGCCGCCATTGATTAGCCGCCGCCGGCAGCAGGCTGAGCGTGCAATTTACCGGTGCAAAAAAGATGCAATTTACTTTGAAATTGAGCCGTGTTATAATTTTTACAATGCAATAAATGGGTAAAGAAACCGCGCGAGAAAATCGGGCGGTTTTTTGCTGCCGTTTTCAGGCTGAGAGGAGGCGATCACACATGGCAGCCACCAGAGGAACAACCACTTGTATGCTGTCAAATTATGAGGAGCTCGTCAAAACGCTGGACAATATTGCAGGGGTAGACGCTGAAAAGGTAATAAAGAAATGCACCTCAGACGCAAAGAGCCGAGCGCAGGCGTGGGTATCTGCTGCCGTGTGCGAGGTTTACGCTATCAAGAAGGCTGACGTAAAGGCGGCGCTTGACGGCAAAGGAAAAGGCGGCGGCCAGCTCAAAGTCGAGGGCAACCTCGTCGAGTCCGTTGTATTAACATACAAGGGCCGAGTCCTGACTCCGACGCATTTCAAAATGAAGCCCACCCAGCGGAAGCCGAAGCCATACCGAGTAAGTCAGGAAGTATTCAAGGGCCAGCGGAAGAACCTGCCGGCCGGCGTATTCCTTGCCAGCTCAGGAGGCGAGGGCTCTACACAGATACCATTCCAGAGGGAAAGCGAAAGCCGCTACCCTATCAAGAGCATAAAGACATTGAGTGTGCCGCAGATGATTGAAAACGAAAAGGTGCAGCCACTCATACAGCAGAACATTGACGAGGGCCTCAGCAAGCGACTGGAGAACCACGTCAAGCAAATGCTCGCCAAAGCTCAGGGGTGAGCTCTACGGGGCACACACGCAGCCACACGGGCACCATACACCACCAGAGAACCAGAGGCCACCACTCCACACCATGCGAGCGGCTGGCCTCTTTCTATATGCTCAGCACTCTAAGACTGAGCCACCACATCAGGCGCGGCAAGCTGGCCCGGACATGGACCACACCCAAAGGCCACGCCACACCAGAGGCGCAGCCCCAGCA